AAATTCTGGGGCCAGCTTAAAACTGGCCCCAGTTTTTTGACTATTACCTGCAATTGGTGCATTATATTCAAATCTGAAACGGTCAGGCTTTTCAAGGAGAAGACCAATGGGACAACAAAGTGATGATCTCTGGATGGGTACTGCTACAGGCCCACAGACAAGTAGCTGGGCAAGCTCCGGCAACCCCGGCGTAATCGGTCAGGGCGTAGGCCCACTAGGCCGCACATACATTTTTGACATCGTGCCAGCTGCACTTGCTGCTACAGCAGTTTGCGCTGCACAGGCTGTTGCGGGTGCTGGAAATGCCACAATCAATGGCACATTGGCCACAAACGGCGTAGCAACATTTGACTATGCTCGCGCTTTCTCAATTGTTACATCAAATGCTGCAAACACAACGCAGACTGTAACAATTACTGGTACTGACTATTATGGCCAGACCCAGACGCAGACATTGACGTGCAATGGTACAACAACCGTAACCAGCACTAAAACTTTTAAAACCATTACTCAGGTTGCTGTTTCAGCTGCTTTGACTGGCAACTTGTCAGTTGGTTCAGCTGATGTGTTTGGCTTGCCATACGCTGTTACGGACGCTGGTTATATGCTCCGCACAGGGTGGAGCAATGCTGTTGCCGATAATGCTGGTACTTTTGCTGCCGCTGTTTCAACGACCCCATCAGCAACAACTGGCGATGTACGCGGTACATTTCTTCCAAGCACCGCAGCAAACGGCACTCGCCGCCTTGTGATTGCTATTGGAATGACAGCTATTCAGGCTGGTCCAACAGCTACAAAGGCTGGCGCTATTGGTGTCACTCCTGCTTAATTAAGATGGGGGAGCATAGTCTCCCCCTTCATTTACATGGAGAGAGCTAATGGCTGATGCAGTAACAACACAGACGCTTCTTGATGGGGATCGTCTTGTCATTCAAAAATTTACCAACATTTCTGATGGCACGGGTGAAACCGCTGTCAACAAGGTGATTGTTGCCAACCTTGCTAAAAACCAGTTTGGGGCAGCTTGCACAGGCGTAAAGATCAACCGCATTTGGGCAAACACTCATGGCTTGGAAGTGAGTATCCTTTGGGATGCGACTACAGATGTTTTTTGTTGGATGATTCCGCAGAACAATATGTATGACATGGAGTTCAGCTCCTTTGGCGGTATGACCAATAACGCTGGCGCTGGTAAAACTGGCAATATAGCTTTTACTACGTCAGATGCCTCTGCCGGAGATATGTACACCATCATCCTTGAGTGTATTAAAACTTACGGATAATTAGCATGGCAAAGACCCCAGCGTGGCAACGAGCTGAAGGCAAAAACCCCAAGGGCGGGTTGAATGCCAAAGGCCGTGCGTCTGCTAAGGCCCAAGGCATGAATTTGAAACCTCCGGCCCCTAGTCCTAAGACCAAAAAGGATGAGGGCCGGAAGGCGTCGTTCTGTGCTAGAATGACAGGTATGAAGAAGAAACTGACATCTTCTAAAACTGCCAATGATCCAAATAGTCGTATTAATAAGTCTCTTAGAGCTTGGAGTTGCTGACATGGACGGTTTTAAGAAGTCTGCTAAAATGTCTTATGTGGGCCACTATATTTGCGGCGGCAAGGTTATGAAAAAAGCCAAGGGCGGTATTGCCCGTGGTGAAGAGCCAATGGTTGAGCAGGAAGATATAGATTATGTTAGCCGCCAATCTGAAAAATCAAAAAAAGATATGGGCCTTCCTGTAAGTGTTTACACAAAAGGTAAATACGATTCTGAAGCATCAAAAGAGATGATGAAGAATAATAGAAAAGAAGGCACAAGCCAGCGTTTAGAAGATTTTATTAAAAAGCAAAAAGAAGACAGCAAGCGCATAGGGTATGACCTCAAGGTAGCTCCGTCAAAAAAATCTTACAAAACACTAGGTGAAGAAGCTAAGGAGATGAAAACTGGTGGAATGGCAAGTTCAAAAAAGTCTGGTGTAAATTCTTCTGGTAATTATACCAAACCAACTATGAGGAAGGCTCTTTTTAGCAAGATTAAGGGAGCAGCTGTGCAAGGTACGGCGGCTGGTCAGTGGTCTGCTCGTAAAGCTCAGATGCTAGCCAAGCAGTACAAGGCAAAGGGCGGGGGATATACAGACTAATGAAAGCTCCACAACAATCCTTGAAGAACTGGTCTGATCAGAAGTGGCGTACCAAATCCGGTAAGCCGTCTAGTAAGACAGGTGAGAGGTATTTGCCGGAAGCTGCTATTAAGGCTCTTACTCCTTCTGAGTATGCTGCAACGACTAAGGCTAAACGTGCTGGCAAAGCCAAGGGTAAGCAGTTTGTAAAACAACCATCTAAAATTTCTGCTAAGACAGCAATCTACAGATAACTACGACCTAGTTTATAACGCAAATTATGCAAGGAGAGTAAAATGGACGGTTTTAAACCTAACGCTAAAATGGGCAATACTGGCCATTATTCTCATGGCGGTGCGGTTATGAAGAAGGCCAAGGGTGGTATTGGCCGTGGTGAAGGAGCAGAAGAAGAGTCTGGTACTCTGCGCATGGAAAAAATGCCAAGTGGCGCTCAGCAATACGTTCGTGGCTCTACTAGACCAGAAAAATTTCAAACTCTAATCAAACAAACGGGTACTCAAATTGATAAAATGATACCCGGTTCTGATGATTTTTCTGAACAAGGCAAAAAAGCAAATAAACTTTTAGATGCTATTTATGACAATAGTGAAGCTGATGACAAAGAAAAAATAGACGATATTATTAAGAAAATGAAAAAAGCAAAGGGTGGCCAGATTATGAAAAAAGCTAATGGTGGCGCAATGAATGCTAAGAGAATAGCTAATCCAAATATGCCTCGTAAGCCAATGGTTTCTATGCCAAGACCTAAAGGCGGCGGCATGATGGGTGGTCCTATAAAGCCTAAAGGCGGCATGGCTATGGGATATGCCGAGGGCGGTATGCCAATGGTCATGAAGGGAGGAAAAAAAGTTCCTTCTTTTGCAGCCGACGGCAAGGGTAAAATGTCTAAAGGCGGCATGGCAAAAGGCAAGAAATAATGACAACCAGCGGTACGGTTTCTCAAACGGTATTCAACACCAACAACATTCTGGATCAAGCGTTCAGACGTTGTAAGGTTGCACCTGAAATCGTAACATCTGAAATGCAGCAGACGGCTTTAGACAGCCTGTATTTGCTCATTTCATCGCTGTGCAATCGTGGTATCCAGCTATGGACAGTTGAGAAGACCATTATGCCATTCTACCTTGGCAATGGTTACATCACCCTTCCAGCTGGAACTATTGACCTTTTGAACTCAAACTATCGCACTATCAACCAGTATACTGGTAATATCACAGCAAGTCAGGGAACCCCGGACTTTGCTGATGACAGTGATCTGACGACGGCTTGTACCCAGACAACCGCTAACGGATGGATTTTGCAGGACTTAACAACTCAACAAAACATCTCGACTATCGGCTTTAATATGTTCTCAGCCGGAACCTATGACATGAAAGTGGAATACTCCACTGATGCAATTAATTTTTATGATGCCCTTGTCCCCGGAGCGGTTACATACACCGCTGGAGAGTGGCAGTGGTATGATCTTAATCCTTCCATCAATGGCCAGTATTGGAGATTAGCAGCTCTTAATGGAACCATTCTTGACGTTGCCGAGTTTGTAACAGCAGGCAACCCAACTGAAATTCCGTTGGCTCGTCTTAACCAAGATGACTACACCAATCTGCCTAACAAATCATTCCAAGGTAGGCCGTTGCAATTCTGGCTGGATAGACAGCTTTATGCCCCAGTTATGCGTCTGTGGCCGACGCCAAACCAAGCTGCCCAGTTTGCGCAGATGGTTACATGGCGGCAACGGCACATTATGGACGTAGGAACTCTGATACAGACCATTGAGCTTCCACAGCGTTGGGTAGATGCAATTGCATGGGAACTGGCCCACAGGCTTTGTTATGAGCTTAATGAAGTAGATATTGCAATGGCTGATCGTCTTGCTCCACGGGCAAGTGAGGCTATGAGCTTTGCATTTATGGAAGAGAGAGACGATTCTCCATTTATGATTTCACCAAATATTTCAATGTATACGAGGTGATTTATGCCAATATTCCTTGATACGAGGGGGCGATCAACTCTTGGAATTGGTGTTTGTGATCGTTGCAATAGAAAAATGTCTATTGAAGATTTGTATTCAGACCCTAATTCTCCGGGGCTGCGCGTATGTTTGATAGACCGCGATGAGTTTGATCCATACCGTTTGCCTGCTCGTCAACCTGAACGGATTTCATTGCCGTTTGTGCGGCCTGATGTTCCAATTAATACACAACCAGCTGGCGTTTTGACTGAAAATAATGACCAGTTTATTATTACTAATGATAATGATGAGTTCCTTATATAGATTGAAAATACACAATGACAGTCCCATCAAATCTGATTCCGGTAACAATATCAAATTTGCCCATTGCGACAACGCCGCAAGGGACAGACCTGACTATTATTGTTCAAGATGGCTCTACCAAACGCACTAATATTGCAGCTTTTGTAGGAGCTGTTTCCGTTCCTTCAACTCGGATAATAGCATCTGGGACAGGGTTATCGGGCGGTGGTGATCTTACTCAGGACAGGACGCTATCTATTACTGCAACAGGGGTATCTTCCGGAACATATGGTTCATCAGCTCAGGTTCCAGTCCTTACAATCAATGCTCAGGGGCAGATAACAAACGTATCAACATCAAGTTTCTCGGTAGCTTTTAACAATATTACTGGGTTGCCAACTACTCTTGCTGGGTATGGCATTACAGACGCCCAACCTTATAGCGTCAATCTTCAGGCATTTTCAGACCTTGCAAGCACAGGTTTGGTTGTTAGAGATGGAATTGGCTCAGTAATTAGCCGCTCTCTTATTGCAGGTACTGGCATTACTGTCAGCGATGGCGACGGCATTTCTGGTGATCCTACTGTTACGCTCACCAACACAGCGGTTTCTCCCGGAACCTATGGAAGCTCATCCGCAATCCCTGTGTTTATTGTCAACCAGCAAGGCCAGATAACGTCTGCTGGAAATAGCGCAACAATTGTGGTTGATTGGACTGGTGTTCAAAACACGCCAACTACTCTTTCTGGGTATGGCATTACAGATGCGGTTCCTAATACCCGCACCGTTGTAGGGCAGTATTCCATTGATGGCGGCGGGGCATTATCCTCCAACCTTGCATTTAATCTTGTCAATGACTCGCCAGCTCCCGGTGGTAGCAAATACTATGGGACAGACAACTTAGGCAACAAAGGCTGGCTCACAACAACTGGCGGCGGCTCTGTCTCATCTGTTGGCCTGACAATGCCAGCAATTTTTACCGTTTCCGGAAGCCCAATTACAACAATTGGCACATTGGGCGTTACATACGTTACCCAATCAGCCAATACACTATTTGCAGGTCCAACAAGCGGTGGTGCAGCAGCCCCTGCTTTCAGGTCTTTGGTAACAGCTGACTTCCCTGCGAGCGGTGTATCTGCTGCAACTTATGGGTCTACAACACAATCAGCTGTTGTTGCTGTGGACACAACAGGGCGTATTACATCTGCGTCCAGTTCAACAATTACCCCTGCGTTTAGCTCTATCACTGGTACTCCTACTACCCTTGCCGGGTATGGAATTACTGATGCAGCTTTGTCAGCAACCACAATCAGTGCCGGAACAGGTTTGACAGGTGGCGGCTCGTTGGCTTCAAACCAGACAATCAGCATTGCTACAACTGGTGTTTCAGCTTCAACATACGGTAGCTCACTATCTGTCCCAGTCATTGCAATTAATGCTCAAGGGCAAATTACATCCGCAAGTAGCTCAACCATCAACGCTGTAACGCTGACAACTGGAACAATCAGCACGGCCCCTGCTAATGCAACTGACATAGCCAACAAAGAATATGTTGATGCAGTAGCGGCTGGTTTGAATTTCCATGAAGCCTGTGACTACGCTACAACTGCAAACCTTGGAACAGTTCTATATAACAATGGCACAAGCGGTGTAGGCGCAACACTTACCAATGCGGGAACGCAGGCCATTCTGGTCATTGATGGCCATACATTTACTGGAACAGACGTTACAAATGCTGTCCGTATTTTAGTCAAAGACGAATCAAATACAGCCTATAACGGCGTTTATGTCCTAACTAATCAGGGTTCTATATCGACTAATTGGTCTATGATCCGCGCTACTGATTACGATACTACCGGAACTGGCGTAGGACAAATTGATGCTGGCGATTTCTTCCTTGTCATTTCTGGCTCAGTCAATACCAATACGTCTTGGGTGCAACAGACGCCTCTTCCAATAGTTATTGGAACAACAGGCATTACGTTTACCCAGTTTGCGGCTCCGGTTCTTTATGCAGCGGGTACTGGACTTAATCTTTCTGGCAATACGTTCAATATCTCTAATACAACGGTTTCAGCGGCTGCATATGGTTCATCAACGGCAATCCCGACATTTACAGTCAATGCTCAGGGCCAGTTAACAGCAGCATCCACAGCAGCCGTCGTCGCCCCTGCTGTTACGCTCACTGGCACAACCCTCAGCTCGTCGGTAGTTACATCGTCCTTAACCAGCGTTGGAACAATTGCTACTGGTACTTGGAACGGTTCAGTTATAGATGGCCAATATGGTGGGACAGGCGTAGCAAACACCGGAAAAACTATTACGATTGGTGGGGATTTTACTACTTCTGGTGCGTTTACAACAACATTAACAGCGACTGGGAACACATCTGTTACCCTTCCTACATCTGGGACGCTGGTTAATACAGCGGTAACAACTCTTTCCAGCTTGTCGTCTATCGGGACGGTAACAGCAGGAACATGGAACGCTACAGCCATTGACCCGGTATACGGCGGCACAGGAATAACCTCATACACAACTGGCGATATCCTGTATGCGTCAGGGGCTAATACCCTTGCAAAACTACCAGTTGGAACAAACGGCGCTCCTTTGACTCTTGCAGCAGGCATCCCGTCTTGGGGTGGTACAATAGGTGTTGCATTTGGTGGAACGGGGGCAACTACAATAGCAGCTGCTCAAACTAACTTGCAGGTCGATCCAGCTGGAACGGCAGTAGCAATGGCCATAGCACTTGGTTGAGTACATGAATAGGATTTGCAAAAATTGTAAAATAGAAAAACCAAAATCTAATTTTCATAAAAGGACTGGGTATAAAGATGGAATTAGACCATTTTGCAAAGAATGCAGACGGAAATATGAGATAGATAGTTATCATAAGAACAAGGAAAATAGGCCTTATTGCTATGACATTGATAAAGATCGGAAGCTAAAAACAACATATGGGATTAGTTTTTTAGAGTATGAAAAAATGTTAGCTGCTCAAGATGGCAAATGTGCTATTTGTGGAACAACAAGTACCGGGAATAGAAAAGCATTTCATGTAGATCATGACCATAAAACAGGAAAAGTTAGGGGTCTTTTATGCAGCAACTGCAATACAGGGATTGGGAATTTAAGAGATGACATAGGCCTTTTAAACAGGGCAATTGAATATCTATCCCATAAAGGGTAATATCCGCAAAACAAGGAACCATTGACATGGCTAATACTTTTACTTCTTATGTGGCAAAGAACGTAGGCACTTCTGCCTCCACGTTGGTGACTGTCGCCGCTGCCACTCAAACCACTGTTATCGGCCTCACAGTTGCCAATACCAGCGCGGCCTCAATCACTTGCGATATCTACTTCACCCGATCTGCGGTGGATTACTACATCGTCAAGGGAGCGGGTGTTCCGGTTGGTAGATCGTTTGTTGCTGTTGGCGGCGATCAGAAGGTGGTTCTAACCACTGGTGACGCTCTCAAGGTTGTAACTTCTGCCGCAACTTCAGCTGATGTTATCGCCTCAGTCTTGAATATCACCTAATAGGGGATTGATATGTCTACATACGGCTATCTGGATATTCTTCCCAATCCTCCGCAACCGACTGGTGCGAGTAGTGATAAGGTTTTCTTTGAGAACGATTTAACAGTCACGGCTAATTATACCATTACAACTGGTAAGAACGCTGGAACATTTGGTCCAGTAACAGTAAATAGTGGCGTGACCGTCACGGTGCCTTCTGGCAGCACATGGAGTATTGTCTGATGCCTGTAAAGCTCAATGGCTCAACATCTGGATCGGTGACTATAGACGCTCCTGCTGTTGCCGGAACTACCACACTCACGCTACCTGCAACAACGGGTACATTTAATACTAGTGGCGCAGTAAATGAAGTACCCGCTGGGTCAGCCGCTGCACCTAGTATTTATTCAACTGGCGACACCAACACGGGTATATTCTTCCCCGCAGCAGATACGATTGCTTTTGCCGAGGGTGGTGCGGAGGCTATGCGGATTAACTCGTCTGGCAATGTCTTGATTGGAACGACGGTTGGCTCTACTAAAATTTCTTTCCCCATTGGAACAAACCCGACGATAGGTCAAACTGCTGTTACCGGACACGTTGCTGGGAATGTTGGGTCGGTTGGAATAGGTATTGATGACGGTGGTGGATATGGGGGGTTCTATGTTCATAATACGCACAATGGCACATATTCTTCAACTGACCTGCGTTTTTTAACGGGCGAAGGTGGTATTTCTGTTGCTACAGAGCGTATGCGGCTTAACTCGTCTGGCAACCTCATGATTCAAGACACTACATCTTATGCACGACTTACTGTTACACACGCTGGAGCAGTTGAATTTGGAATAACAACTAATAATACTAATACAGGCGGTGCTGGGCAAACATCAATAGGGTTCCGCCGCAACGGTGCGTTTGTAGGGACTATCACTACAACTTCATCAGCAACTGCTTACAACACGTCTTCTGACTATCGTTTAAAAAACTCTGTTGCACCGATGACCACAGGTGTAGCAACTATTGCTGCCCTAAAACCTGTAACCTACAAGTGGAATGTAGATGACAGCAGTGGTGAAGGTTTTATTGCTCATGAGTTGCAGGAGATTATTCCCTTAGCTGTGATGGGGGCAAAGGATGAAAAAGATGCTGAAGGCAACCCTGTTCATCAGGGCGTAGATTACTCCAAGATTGTCGTGCATCTTGTCGCTGCCATTCAAGAGCAACAAGTCATGATCCAAGCCCTACAAGCCGACATTGCAGTATTGAAGGGAGCGTAACATGACTGTAACTATTAACGGAACCACAGGTATCGCTGGTGTTGATGGCTCCGCTGCCACTCCAGCAGTGCAGGGTGCTGACACCAACACGGGTGTGTTCTACGGCACAGATATCGTAGCCATCTCGACGGGTGGCACGGAAAGAGTGCGTGTTAATGCGTCTGGTCAGGCAGAGTTCACGGCTGGAACAGCAGCTCTTCCGGCGATTACTAAGACGGGCGACACCAACACGGGTATCTTCTTTTCAGCAGCCGACACGATTGATTTTACGGAGGGGGGTGTTGCTACTGGTCAGTTTGATTCAAGCGGAAACTTTAAGTTCAACTCCGGCTACGGCTCCGCAGCAACGGCATACGGCTGTCGAGCGTGGGTGAACTTTGATGGCACAGGGACAGTGGCTATCCGTGCGAGTGGCAATGTTACGAGTATTACGGATAATGGTGTTGGTAATTATACTATAAATTTCACTACTGCGATGCCAGATGCAAATTATGCGGTAAACGTTTCTATAAATAACGTTAGTGGTGGCGGCGCACTCGTGCAGCCCTATATAACTACGCCATCCGTTGCTGGCTCAGTTCAGATGCTAACTCTACAAAACAGTGGCGGAAGCCCTGCGGATACTCAAGCAACTTTAGTAACAGTCTTCCGCTAATCAGGAGCAACCATGAGAATCATTTACCCAAACGACGACGGTGGAGTCTCCATCATTGTCCCCGCTCCAGAGGCTCTTGAGATGATGACCATTGAGGAAATCGCTGCCAAAGATGTCCCTGCTGGTAAGCCATTCAAGATTGTAGATGTGTCCGACATCCCATCTGACCGCACGTTCCGCAATGCGTGGGAGTATTCTGCATGATTACGATCAACTTAGACAAGGCCAAGACCATCGCCCATGAGAAGCGTCGTGCTGCGCGGTCTGCGGAGTTTGCACCACTTGACATTAAGGCTACGATCCCGTCTGAGGCGGTGGCGGCTGAAGCGGCAAGGCAACTCATCCGAGACAAGTACGCAGGGTTGCAGATAGACATTGATGCTGCTGCTGATGTAGTAGAACTCAAGAGCCTTGTGGGAGTGATGACATGACCGGAACTCTAAAGACAACGCTTATTCAGAACCCGTCATCGGCTGATGTTAACATCACGCTAGGCACGTCTGGTGAGGTCACCCTTGCCAAGAGTCCTGTGTTGAATGGCTCTACGTCTGGAACACTCACGATTGCCGCTCCTGCTGTAGCTGGAACCAACACACAGACGCTTGTAGCGGCTACTGGAACACTTGCTCCATTGATCAGCGGAACTGCTCAGGCGTCTACGTCTGGTACTAGCATCGACTTCACTGGCATCCCGTCTTGGGTGAAGCGTATTACAGTGATGTTTAGTGGTGTAAGCGTAAGTGGTACATCATTAATCCAAGTACAACTTGGCGATAGTGGAGGAATTGAAACGACAGGATATGCTGGTGCATTTGTTACCAACGGAGCAAGCGGAGGAATTTTATCTGGCATTCCTCTAAATTTTACTGGAATGTCTGCTATATCCACAATTGCTGGCAGTCTAACACTTTCACTATTGGATGCTTCAACAAACACATGGGTTGGTGCTGGGACTTGCGGCCGTTTGGCAGCGGGGGCGGCTCAAGAGGCAACTACTTTTGGCGGCGGCAAATCCCTTAGTGCAACACTAGATCGTGTCCGCATTACTACAGTAAACGGCACTGATACCTTTGACGCTGGTTCAATCAACATCTTGTACGAGTGATCTAATGGAAGCTGACGAAGCCAAACTTGCCATCGACACAGCTATCGGCACAGGCGCGATAACGATGCCTATGTGGATCAGTGTGCTTGAGGGGTGGCTTGGGTTTGGTATTCTTGTCGGCGGCTTTGTCCTTGTAATTCTCCGTATTGCTCTTGCAATTAGAGACTGGAACAGAGCATAAATGGATCCTTTTACGCTCATCGCAGGTGCGACAGCCATCTACAATGGGATTAAAGGGGCCGTCGATAGTGGACACGAAATGCTGGACGTTGCCGAGAAAGTTGGCAGTCTGTTCGGTCGCATTGCTCAGATCACTCAGCTAACCAGTGCTAAAAAGAAAAAGAAACTGTTTCAGTCTCAGGCAGAGTATGAGGCCGAGGCGATTAAACTTTACACTCTAAAGCAAAAAGCCCAGCAATTACAATTAGATACACGCAATCTATTCATTTCTGCATACGGTGTAGCAGCGTGGTCGTCTATACAAAAAGAGATAATCGAAATGAGGAAAGAGGCACAGCGTGAGGCAGCGGCTGCACAGCGTGAGGCTGAAGAGAACCGCAAAGACATGATCATGGGTGCATGGTTAATCGGTGCTGTTGTCCTGTTCTCTGTCTGCGTTGGTATCGGCATGGTATTGTTCGCCCACAAATGAAGTACCTGATCATAGCCATGATGATTGTCTTGACTGGGTGCGAAGACCGCTACCGATACCCGTGCCAAGATCCTGCCAACTGGGACGCACCTGAATGCAATCCTCCTATTTGCACCGCTTCTGGAACTTGTTCAGCCGACACACTAAAAAGAAATCCATGCGGAGCCGTCG